CTCATTAGGTGAGAACTGATAGTCGACCACAATCGTCTCTTCGCTTGAGTCGAGCTTGTCACCTTGAATCTCCCAGCCGTATTGGATTGGAGAAATTCCAGTAGCTGTTGATGCATACACTGCGCGCACACCAGCGATTCGATCGCCTGGTAATGCGTATTGATACTTCCATTCGTTGACCGGGGTCGATGTTAAACGTGCCAGCTGCACTTTCTTAAATGACCAGGACCAAGGATAGGAAGCAATGATTGAATCTTTAAGGTCGTCGTATAGTCGATCGCAGATCTGAGCTGCGTCAGTACCTTCCGAAAACGACGAAAGAGGCGATGCCCCCAGGAGAATAAGTGCGTCCGAACAGATGGACAGCTTGGTATCACCAGATGCCATGTATCACCTCATTAGAACAGGGGCTGCCAAAACAGCCCCGATTCATTTAGTCAGCGTCAGCCACTGACAATGATGTACCGTCAGATACGTCAACAACAGTTCCTGTGTTTGACAGCACAACAACAAGCGATGCTGTTGGAGTGTTTGAGTCGTACACATAAACTAAGTCACCAACCTTCAACAGGTCAGCTGCGTCGTTGAAGTAACCAGACGTATTGACTGTCGCAATCGCATCTTCAGTTGTGTATGACCACATCTGAGGAGCGTTGCCAGCTTTTGCTTGACCGCCGATTGGCTGAAGTCCTGCTACTGCATATGCCATTGTCTAATCCTCCTTATGATTCACGGCAAGTGATCTTGACGATACCTTCATCGTCAATAGCTACCGCGCCAGCTGAGAACATTGACGCAACCAAGAAGGAAGTCTTCTCTGGGATGTAGTCAACTCGAGATGTCTCGTTCATGCCTACGCCAAGACCAACAGCATCGCGATGGAACGCGAACAATGTACGGTCAGAAGAGCCATCGATAGCAAGGCCGCCTTCGTCACGATCACCGAACGTGATGAACTTGAAGCCCATGAACGTGTCAACGTCGCCAGTCACAAGTGCCTTAACAGATGCGAAATCTGCTGAAGTCACTTCTGTTTCACCCAACAAAGCAGACAAGCTGTTTGCGTGGATCAACATAGTACGGCCTTCAGATGGTACGTTCTTCTGGTCCATGATCTTCTTCGCTTCACGCAGCTTCTCAATGTTGAGGTCAGTGTTTGACCCACCGATTGAGTTAGCGACTGTGCCGGGAGAAGATGCAGCTGTTAACGCGTCGAGAACCACTTGGTCCATACGACGTGCAATTGCACCAGATACAACTTGAACAAGCTCTTGACGCTCGTTGAAGTTGACCTTCTGCTGGTTGAAAATGTCTGAATATTCCGCAGCAATGAAGTCAGACATTGTTGCAGTCACTTGTGAGTAAGTGACGTTCAATGGTGTGACGTCTGTCTGTGGAACACGGATAGTTGCTGAACCCTTACCAATCTTAGGGAACTTAACTGTTGAACCTTCTACGCCTGAACGCTCGCGGGTAGCACCAGCCAAGAGACGCTGCCCTTGGTACGCTTGTTTTACCTCTGAGTCAAACAGGGTGACAAAGGCATTACTGATTGAAACTGCCATTGTTTCCTTTCCTCATATAACCAAATTTTTGGGTAAAACCTGTGTCGGTTGTCCAGTGTGGGCCGCAGTAATCAGGTAGCCGGCTCAAGGAGAGTTGTCGGTTGGATTGAATATATCAAAAGTGTGACATCTGAAAAGAAGATCAGGGGGCGTATATGCCCCCTTAGTGATACATTAGCCGTACATCTGCATGAACAGGTTTTCGACTTTCTCACGGAAGGCTGGATTACTCTTGTATTCTGGATCAGCAACCATGGCATCGAGCTCTGCTCGAGTGTACTGCGCTGATTCCTGAACAGCGACGTCAGGAATTGTGCGCTCACCATACGACTCGCGGATCTTGTTGAGAGCTCGAACACCAGCTGCTGTTGATCCCAGCTTCACCATTGCTTGTATCTCGTCATCAGTCATCGCACCAGACGATGCCATCTTGCCGAGCCACTGGTTTGTGCTCTTGATCAACTTGTCTGCCTTCGGCCCGAGTTTGGCTAACTCTGCTTCGGCATTGGTTTCAGCCTCATCCATCTGTGCACCGATGTGCTGCATATACATATTTGTCAGCATGGTGAACTGATCTTGACTCATGCCGTTCTCTTTGGCGTAAGACAAGAAGTCGTTGAGCATTGCGTCGTCTTTCTCAACGCCAGCTTCTTCGAGATTCGAGATGTCGTAGTTGCCGTCCTTGGGTGCTTTGTGCAAACCCTGAGACATCTTGGTGCGCATCTCGTTATAAGACTTGGCCATGCCCTCGAGGTCCGGTCCATCGGTATCGGTCCAAAAGTTGTCAGGCATCCAGTCAGGACGTTCGCCCCAGTCAATTGCATCGTCAGCTTCATGAACAGGCTCCGCATCAAGATGTGGCATATCATTCGGCTGCTCGGTTACTTCTTCAGTCTTTGTCTCTACATCAAGCAGCGAGCCTGATTCTTCGACTTGTGACTCTTCTCTCATTCGCTTCTACCTCGTTCAATACGACGCATGATCTCGCGCACAATGCTGTTCTGGCCTTCCCTTGCGTACCCATGTGATGGGTCTTCTCCGGGATACCAAGACGGCTGCTCAAGCGTCATTGATGTTAAGTAGTCGAGGACCTGAATCCCAGACTCTGTTGAAAAACAACGAACGAACACAAGGTCCAGCTCGTCTTGCGCGATCTTCGTTTTCGTCAGGTCAGTGTTATCTGCCTGACGTAATTCATCCCAACCTTCCATCAGACTTCCTCAGGAGGAGCCATGCCCCCTTCTTGCATTGCTGCTTGCTGCTGTTGGGCTGCCATCATTTGCTGCTGCATTTCCTGCATAATTATTTGCCGCTCTTGTGGTGTGTTGATCAACTTCTGAGGAACTCCCATCTTCTCAGCCACATAATCGAGCATTGCTTCTTGCTTGACGGCAATGCCAGCAACCTGACCAAACTGCTGCGCAATCTGACCGAACTGCAACACTCGGTCCAAGTCATCCATGTTCTGAGCATCAGCAAGTGGTGATGTCGGAACAATCTTGACCTGAAGGCCGTTGACCTCGAGTGGTAAATCGATGATGCCGCGCTCATCCATTACAGAGAGTACGCGACGCACGATTGGGGTCATTGCTTCTGTGATTAGTCGCCCATAAGCCGAACCGAGATTCTGCGACAGCTCTTTCATGCGCTGCACGATCTCTGTCGCTGACCGAGCTGACATATTGTCTGGAGGCAGCGAGTCATCGAACAGCATCTTCTTGATAGACATCACCAAGTCCTGAATGACCAGCTGCGACGTGTTAAAGTCAGATGCGGTGCGCAGCGGCTTGAGTGAGTCACCTTGTGGACCGCCATTGCGAGCAACCGGGATAATCGCACCCGGTGTGATCTTGATGGTCTGAGGGTTGAGCACCCCGTCATCAGCAGCTGTATATACACCGGCTACGGCGAGCGATGCATTCTTCAGGACCAACTCTTTGGTCTTGTTCAGCGTTTTGATGTCTGGCAGCGCAGTAACCAGCGGTCCACGTCCATAGACTTCACCCGGCACTTTCATAAATCGAGCAACGATCCATGGCGAGACTTTCATTGTGCGGTACACGAGATCAGCCTCTTTGTGCTTTGGATGCACCAAGTGATAGCAATATTCTTCGATCTCATCACTGTACACCGTTGCCTCGATCAACTCGATCTCAGCTTCTGGCTTGCGATCAATCTGCGCTTGCAGTGCTGGAGGGATGACAGCGTCAGGCCACTGCCGGGTAATCACATCACCACGGATCCGCAACCGGCGGTACACGTTATCGACTGACCCATAAGGACCTTCTTCTATCGATACCAAATACTGCGGGACCGGAGTAAACCGTACCGGTGCATCATCGTCACCCGGTTGAATGAGCATGACTGCTGTACCAACACAAAGATCCATGAGGAACTCTGAGATCGCAACGTCAAAGTTTGTCTGGCGAATGACGTCAAACATCTTTTCGGAATAGATTTCAAGCGCAGCGCGTATCTCAGCCCTACGCTCCTCAGGGATATCATTTCCCGGAGAGAGAGTGCACCAAGCTCGGTACGGCGGGAAAAGTGCGGATTGAATACGATTCGCGAAACGCTGAGTCGAGTTGATCGCTGTCGAGTCAAATACCCGGGCCATCTTGTTCTGACCAGCCGTTCTGCCCTCGTAGTGTCCCGTGTATAAATTGCGTTGAGGTAACGCAAATTCATAGCACTCTTCGTAAATAGTTCGCCATGATTCCTTGCGAGCATCAGCTTTTTCCTGCCGCTTCAGGATCTCATGCGGCGTCATACGAGCCATGATTAGTATCCTTTTGGCTTAGGCTTTGGCTTCTGTTTGTCAGATGACTTCTTGCCATACTTCTTCTTCATGGCTTCCTGCATCTTTTTCATCTTTGGGTGCATATCAAGATTTCCTATGTCGCTTGGCAAATGCTCGAGCAGATGCCGGTGATCTAAAACCCCACTTTTTCAGAGCAAGGGCGTACCGGGTCGGCCGGCCCTTGTCATCTTTCATCTTTGCATTCATTCCTGCGAAACGTGCAGCAAAAGAAACACGGCGAGGATTGACCCCACTTTTAACAGGAGGCTTGAGGTTTCCTCCGTCTTTTCGCTCGAAGTGTTTACGTCCTGCTTCATTTAGCCCGCCTTCAGGGTTTTGGTGCTTCTTCAGTGTCATGCTCGGTACTTCCTCACTTTGGCAGCAATCTTCTTAGGCTGCGATACGGATGAGCCCACTCCACCGCCTTGACGCTTTGCTCGAGTTGTCGCTGCATATTCTTGTGGTGACAACGCCTTGATGGCCTTCTCAGGTAGGTAACGCTCACCTGTATCGGAGCTGCGCTTGCCTGACTTGGTTCGCCACCTCTGCTTGGTCCACTTGAATAATGACTTCTGCGATTCTTTCATGACGTGTACCCGCCACCCTTTGCTTTGTACTTCTTGGCAAGCAGCTGCGCTTTTCGCGCAGACCATTTACCAGCTGGAGTGCCCTGTACGTTCGATGCCTTGATGCGCTCGAACATACGCTTCCGCATTCCCGGCTTGGTGTAGTTGCCGGCCTCGTTGACCTTACTGGCCACCGCTCAACTTCCTTGGCAAGCCTTGACGTGCATCTTCACGTTCTGGTGACAGCAGCGAAGTGCGTGGACGCATACGACGTGCGCGTAACGCAGCTGAATCATCTTGCTGAACCTTGGTTGGCTTCTCTGGTTCTACAACCGGTTCTGGCTTTGGCTCTGGTGCTGGTGCTGACTTTCTTCCGCCTCCGAATCGCATGGCTATGCTCCTAACTTAGTGGTTAAGCCTTTGCGCGCATCTTCACGCTCTGGCGACAATAATGACCGCACACCGCCGGTGCGGCGCGACGCTAACTGCGCAGCAATACGCCGCTGCTCTTCTGCCTCTTGGCGAGCAACGCGCTTCTCTTGCTTTTCCTGAATCTCGTCTTGCTTAGATGTGTCTGGAGGTGCTGGAGTACCGCCACCAAATAATCCGCCCATCAATAAGTCCTCGCGTACATATAGTAGTCGTTTCCTT